TTTCATATGGAAAAGAATCATGGTTATCGGCTGGGTGCAGTTATATATTTAAATGACGACTATCGAGGTGGTAATACTTTCTATGATGATGGTATGGTGATAACTCCGAAGCAAGGTCGTGCATTATTTTTTGATAGTATGTACTATCGGCATGGTGTTTCTACTGTAAAAGAAAAAGAACGATATACTTTGACTGCGTGGTTTAAATAGCTAGGTAGAATCATAAGCGAAAGTTTTTTAGTGGCACTCAGCGGTCATTTAAACGGATTTTAAAAGCCTAGATTTCTGGGATTTCTACACGACTAGGGTTTTAGTAACTTATCCCCAAGTTATCACACACAATTAAATATTGTTTGTTAATTTTCCCTAGTCGTATAGGAATATTATCAGTCATAAAACTTTTGTCCAGCTTCTTTCATCAGCAAAACAATTCTTTCTGCTCTGCTTTTTGTTTGTTCATACCATTTAGAATCTTGAGCTTCGATACTGGCTTGATCGTAGTTACCTTTCTCAAGTGCGGCAATCATATTCTTGAACTTACTAAACCTAGTTATGCCTAAATTAAATGCCATATTATATACAGCTTTCTGTATTGGGTGTGGTGCTGTTTTCATAAACGGATAGTTTACATCTACCTCTGCTATTACTTCTTCTATTCTTGCTTGTAATAATAGTCTTGCTTCTTTCTCAGACAGTCCATGACTTTCTACTTCTATGCCATACCCAATAGTTTTTAATCCTGCTGGACAATCATAAACTATATGCCTTCCTCTATCATTAGTTATTGAACCTTCATCTCTTACTAAATCATTTACTAAATCATCAATCATTTTACTAACCTCCATTTATTTATTTTAATCTTTCTTGGTTTCTTTCTACTAACCTTAACTTTGGAATGTTCAACATCCCTCCTTTTCATATGAGAGGGTGCCGAACATTCCTCTTTCTCTATTTGTTTTACTATCACTTCTTCATAGCATTTCTTACAATAATATATTCCCCCTTTCCATTCTTCTGCTGGCTTATCACAATACCTACATTTCTTTTGCAAGCAAGCAATCTTCCATGCTTCATCCATTGTACCCATCATTACCTCCTAAAGATATATTACATTACCTTTAGTGTTTTGTGCAAGTTTCACATTAATACCATAAATCTTTGCTAGTATTCTTATTGTTCTTGGACTGGGTATTTTTCTTTCTGCATTAACAAGAGTCGATATAGACAAGCCAGACCGATTAGCTACTTCTAAATAAGTAAGTCTGTTATCTAATCTAGCTTGTCGTAAAGTATCACAAATATTAGAACGGAGGTGCGTCATCATCAGCCACCGAAGTACTAGAACTATTTTTCTTTTCACATAGTTCTACTGTGCTGTTGAATCTACCTACTACAATACTTGTAAAGTACTTACCATCTTCTGTCTTTGAGTATTGCAGTTCTCCTTGTGCAAATACAATCATACCTTTTTTGATATACTTCATAATGAAGTCTGTCTTGTATGAATCAAAGACTGATAACCTATGATGATGTGCAACACGATTGTCTTTACTACCTGAGTTAGTAGTAATAACAAGCTTGCAATTACCTTCACCACCAATAGGTTCTGGATCTGCAGTACAATGACCTAGTATAGTTACTTGATTAACTGTTTGCATTTTTAACCTCTCTTTCTTTCATAAATTTAATTTGTTCTTTGTATGAATTTTGAAACCACTTTTGATCGTCTTTAGTAAGAGCTTCTATTTCATCTTTGTATGTAAGATATAATTTATCTAACATAGCTTTGTCTGCTGATTCATGGATAGTATCAGTAAACTCTTGCTTTAATCTATTGATATCTTTCTCTGTCTTACCACTTGCAGCTTGACCATCATCATCTGTGTCTGCAACTATACCAAGTATAGACTGCATACCATATCTTCTAGCATAAGTAATAGCACTACCTTGTTGCTGTGGATCTGCTGGATTCTTACAGACCAACGGTACACCTTCATCTTCAATACTTTCACCAGATATATGACGCAGTATAGTTTTAAGTAAAGGTGTTTTAGATCCACTATCACTTAATACACTTGGTTGCTTTACTACTTGAAACAGAATAAACCCATGTTTGTATAGTATAGGTTTTACTGTTTTGATAATAGTCAACAAGTCAGCATACTTATTCTTGAAGTATGGATTGTCAGCAGTTGCACCTGGATTATTTAACTCGTGATACAAGTTAAACAAATCCATATTGAAACCATCTAACTTAGTTTCTTTCTTTGTCTTTGTTTCTGGCATTGTCATACTCCACTATTAAATTATGAATAAAACCTGAATACTTATCGCACATATTTTCACCATATGTTTTTTCCCACAAAAGTATTATTTCTTTTAATGTAAACTTCATCTTAGTTTCTCCTTTTTACAGCAAGTGTACCTTTCTTGTTGCGTGTTATTAAATAGTTACTACCTGAAAACTGTACTTGTTTAGCATCAGGAGGTACAAGTAACTTCATCTTCTTCTTCGTTTCTTCGAAGCTCGATACAGCACCTTCATATTGCATAAGCATACCGTCTAACTGTTTGTATTCTTCATTGTTAAAGTTGTCATAGTTTTTTACACCATCAACTAGTATGTCTTGTGTGCTGTTAAATCTTTCTTTGTCTGTTACAATAGGTGGCTGTTTATCATGTACTACAAACAACCAAAACCTTTTCATCTTTACTAATAGTTTGTTGTAGAACTCTTGGTTCCAATCTACTCTTACTACTTCAGGTTCTTCATTACCTCGTATAGCTGAGAACCAACAATAGTCTTGACAATATATTTGCATATAATGATGTAGCTGTGGTGCATAGTATCTTGCTTTCTGTTCTACTGTTTGTCCTAGATTAGTATGCTTTACTTCTAGTACAACACCGTCAACCAAAGCATCTACATTAGCATACATAGGTACATCAAATCTATTAGACCACTTTGCATCTTTAGGTTTGGTTATTTTTTTCCCACTAAATTGTTTCTTCTTTAACCAATCTATTTGAAATGATTCTGTGTATGTACCTAGTTGTACTTTCCATTCCATAGATAAATCATCTTCCATATCTCGTTTGGTTTTGATACTCCACAATTTAGCCAGGTCATAACCCCACCAGATTTTATGAGCATCACTACCACCAAGTCCTTTAGTTCTATCAAATTTAAACTTCATAATCATTCTCCTTTATAAAAATTATAATGCAGAACTGCATATTAATCAAGCATAAAAAAAGCCAGCAAACATAGAGTTATACTGGCTTTAAGAAGAATGAACTAAGACTATTGCTTGAGTGATATGAGTCGTTGCCATGCAACTTCACACCACCTAAGAAAAGTCTGACAGAAATCTAATTTCTTGTCAACACTTTCTCTGATAGTAGCAGGTAGTGGAAAGAAGTTATACTTATGTGTCTTCATTACATTGACCATTGCTTCTCGTAAATAGATTGGCGGTATATCTTTGATTGCTTCAATGTAATAGTATAGTCCATCATCCTTTGGCATTTCACATTGGAATGTATTACCAAGCAGTTGTAAACTTTTTACAATTTTTTCTTTGGGTGATTCTTGTAATGTTACATTTAAATTTTGTATTATTTTTTCTAATTGAAAGGTGAGTGCTTCAATCTCTTTGTTGTCTTTTAACTCCGACAATGCTTCGGATGTTGCTCTCATTACTGTGTCGATCAAGATAAGTTCTCGCTGAGTCAGAGTTACTGGTAGCAATTCTGGCTGGTTTAGAATAGGTGTTGGTCTTTTGTTTCTTATCACCCAGCTTGAAAGAAAGTCTGCACCAGTATCTAAATCTTGCGTTCCAGTCTCGGCTTGTATATCCTTTTGATAAGTAGTAGTCGACAAATTGTTCATGCTCATAGTTCATATCCTCCTGCGTTGCTTGTTTGAATCTATCAAAAAACCACAACTGCAACGCATCATTGGGTTTCCAATCAGGATTTATTTGTTCTTCTAAATTTTTTTTAGCCATAACATTTCCTAATAAGTTTGGTTAATATAATTCCACACGATTTGTGCGGTTTGTTCTCTCAAATGAAACTCACCAGTTTTAATTCTATGATAGGTGCTATCTTGAACACCAGCTTTACGAAATGCTTGACGCAGATTTACTTTCTTTTTATCTGCAAGCTTTTGTAATTGATTAATATAAGTGTTTAGTTCATTCATAATAACACCGTATCATAGTTATTGCATTAGTGCAACCTTACAGTTCAGCAGTTATAAAACAAGAGCCATGTTCTTTTACTTGCAGATACATTTTCTCTCCTAGTTCTAGTCTTGCATACCAACCTATAAGATTATCTGCTTTATGTTGTGGTACTTTTAACCATTCACTTAGAGTTTGAGCATTGTTTGGTTCGTTTACTATTTTGTTAAAGAAGTATTGCACTTGCTCATAGTAATCTCCAATCTCCTCTTTGCATCTAGCTATACCATTTTCTATTAGACTTAAATCTTCTGTGTAATAATCAACAGTATCACCTGGTTCTTCTACTGCTCCGAAAAATTTTGGATCGTCACTAGGCTGTACTCCAAACCAGAACTTACCTTCGATATCTCCATGATAATATCTACCCATCATTCTCTCCTTGTAACATTGCTTCTGCTTCTGCTTGACAAGCTAGGTCGTCACGATACTGGATAGCATCATAAGCATTGTCAAATACTTTTATGATCGTTGGAAGTTCTTCTTTGTTTAACATCTCCAACATTTCATAGAAGTTATATGGACTTAGGTCGTAACCTTCTGGGTATTCAGCTACTACCCAGAATACATCTTCACCACTCTTAGCCATGTTATAACTTGATTGACATAGACACTCTAGCAGTCTCTCTCTATCTATTTGTTTTATAACCATTTCTTTTCTCCTTATAATATGTATGTGCTAATGCACCACTTGGTGTTACATACCAGACTCTTTGGTTCTTACCATGTTTGGATTTGCGTACACCGACTGCTTGTAATAAACCTTTTCTTTCTAGAAATACTCTTGCTGTTCGATACTTAGATGTAGTGATACCATCATGCAAAGATAGTTCTTCATCTGTCATACCAGTTATACCACCAACATCTACAATCAACTCAAGTATTCTTTCTTTGGCATTGTTTATTCTGCCAACTTCTTCTTTTGCGGCAACCTTGCTAGTATTTGGATCGGTCTTTCGTACTAGCTGTTGCCATTTTATATTGTCGTCATTCATATTCATTCTCCTTGTTAAAGTGAGAGAGCATTAACCAGAGTAACAGTCCACTATTAGTGTGCGTGGTCTTGTACCCACGAGCATCATCTTTTTGCACACATTGTTTACAAGCTACATTTGTTTTCATAGTTGTACTCTCTCATGTTATTGATTTACTGCATCTTCATTAATAACTGCAAGTGATTCGCTATTTTGTTGGAGGTAAAAGTACGAATCACTCGCATACTTACAAGCTGACCTTAGTGCTTCTGGCTTATCTCTAAGAGCCTTAGCCCAAGACTTCAAATACATTGCGTGGTCTTTCCTAGTCTGATGGAATAAACCCCACCTTGCCATATGAAAGCTAGCACCAAGCTCAGCTATAAGTTCCTCGAAGGCATAGTCTTTACTGCCAAACTTACCAGATAAATCTCTGTTCAATCGTTTGCTATGCCCTGACCAATGTGTTAGTTCGTGAAAGAAAACTGAGTAGTAATGTTCTACTCTCTTGAATGAACTATACAATGGCATCATTACTTTATCTTCGGAAGGAACATAACAAGCTTTGTTACTTCCTTCTACAAAGTTTATGTTGTGAGTATGTATGATTGTAGCTATGTCATCATCTACCCTATGTATTCTTTCTGCTTTCATGTTGTTGTTGTGTACTGGTATCAAATTTTTCTTTAGTTCAATGATAGTATCTTTGTTACCTTTTACATGATCGATATTAAATATAGGTATTGTCTTGAACTTTGAACCAACAACTTTATCTTCTTCAGTTTCTTTATCTTTTTTGACAATAGGTATGCGTTGCCATAAAGGTAATCCAGTACCAGCTACAGTATATAAACCAATGTTCTTCCATTGATGAAATGTACCCCATATAGGTGTCAAGTGTCCGTACTTGAAGTTCAAATGAAATTGATTCCACCCTTTGTACTCATACCCATTTACATTTTTATGTAATGCTGTAATCCAACCAGGTGTGTACGGTGTGTTTGGATCATGCGATTCCATTTCTTCGATAAGTGCAGCAACAATTTCTTCCGTATTTGTTTCTGCAATTTTTGCAATAGTTTGTGTCATTCATTCCTCCATTTAATTTGCAATACTAAATATAATAGCAAGTGTTACTACAATTATAAATACAGCAACACATAGTATAGTGATAGCTAACATAGTTCCTCCTTTAAATATTTTTTACGGTACGCATCTTCTATTATTCTTGCACCTCTCATAATTTTATTCATATCTCGCCTTCTGATTCTTGGTCTTAGTTCATCCATTGCTTCATAAGATTTACTGTGAATCCAATCAAGTACATCTGCTCTATCAACGATACTTGTATCAAAGTTTATTCTTTGTTTATGGATTCGCAACTTGATATATGCTGTTGCCATTCTTACAATATCGAAATCGTAATCGCATACAAATCTCATATTGTGATCCGTTAGAAAATTTCTTCTGCTTTCGTGTTCTAACTGTGCGTGAAATGTTTGACTCATCTCATCTCCTTTCTTTGTTGGTTATATCTTTTGACTGCACTCTTATACCAATCAACTTCTTCTCTGTAGTATTTGAGTAGTGATTCTTTTATTTGTTGTTGCTCCATACTTTTTACTGGAACAAGTAATGACTGTTCAATTACCCACAACAATTCTTTGGATCGTTGTAACTGGTATTTGTTTTCTCTATGCTCATCAACAGAGATTACAGATTCAAATTTACTTAACAGTTTTGTTAACATTTTTACCTCCATAGTTAACTAATTATAAAATAAACATTGCATAAATGCAATCTGTTTTGATTACAAATATACTGCATCAATTCGTTGGTATGTTGGGTGCTTTTCATTGCATTGCTGGGTGGTTCAGGTGGGTGCCATTTATTTACAACCTGCCAGACCGAAGGTCTGCAGGTCAATTGTGAAATAAAAACATAGACTGCGACAGCAGACATTTTGAAGCTAAAAAAAATAGCTTCACTCAATTAAGAGCAAAGCTATTTTTAAGGGAGATTATTTTGTTATGTATTTATCCCATTCATTAGCAGGAGCTTCTTCTTTTTTAACTCTAGGCTTATAAGCTTCACCAGATATCATTTCATAAACTTCTTTTAGTCTATTCAATCTCTCTTGTAAATACTCAATCATTCTTAGATTAGCTTGATACAGAGGATTCTCTTTTAATCTATTATTTTCGTCATGTCTGATATCCTCATCTAGAATTCTATCAATACCTTCTTGAACATTCATCCAATACTTTCTATTCATTGAATACTTGTTCTTAGTACTATAGAAAAAATCGTAATTCCATTGAGCTGACTCAATTTGTAAAGTCAACATATAGCACAAATCAGACTTAGTAGTTTCAACCAAATCATCTCTAAGATACTTAGGAAACTCAATCGTCATCAAAGCATTTAAACCGTCTTCAAATACTTTAACTGTCTTAGTAGAAGTGTTAGTTTGTGTTTGTTTAGTGTTTGTTTTAGTCATCTTATTTCCTTTCTATGTAAAATTTAAGATGAGTTAGGTAAACTACATATAGTATGGATAGGTCAAATAAAACCTGGGGGGGACCAGCCAGAATTTTAAGGAGCAACGCGACTATAAAATGCTAGGTAGGGGGGATATCGATTTTATTTGATAGAAATAAAGAGCGAAAAAAATAAAGGGCGTAAGCACAATAAAAATATGAGCACAATAGAACCTATTTTAGTATATGTAGTATACCTAAATGAATCTTTATTTTAGATAGAAAGGTTATATAAGATAGACTAATTATAAACACTTACAAATACAAACTAATGCTTCTACGACTCCTCGCACTCCTTCTTATCCTTCAGTTTCTCCTCGCAACACCAATGAATCTGCGGTGTCAAATTATATGTATTGACACAACATTTAGATAGCATACTATAGAACAAAATGAAGCAAAACAAAACACAACTCACAACAAGACAGCAAGCCTTTATTGATAACCTGTTAACAAATGGAGGTACAGCAACACAATGTGCAATCAAAGCAGGATATAGTAAGAAATCTGCAAAGGTCGAAGCAAGCAGGTTACTCAAGCAGGACAAGGTTTTGAAGGTACTGCAAGAGCAGGCAATGAAGTCACTAGGATATAGAAGTATATCAGCTCTGGAAACTGTATCTAAGCTCTCACAAAATGCTAACTCAGAGTATGTAAGACTGGAAGCTAGTAAAGATATACTCGACAGAGCAGGAATAAAAAGCCAAGACGACTCTCATCAGAGTCTTGGCTCAGCGATACAAGTCAACATAGACCTCAGCTAATAATCTATGCACATCTGCTGTGCTAGTGTAGTGCAATATGTTATGGGGTGGTTGAAAAGTAAGAAGTGGGATCGAGCAACATCACTAGCTCAAGTATTTTTCCTTTACAAAAGTCCTTCAATGTTTTATGTATGGTTTATAACCAAAGGAGTTACTTATGTACGGAAAGAAAATGAAGAAGAAAACTAATGGTGCTTTGAAAGGGAAACAAAAGAACTTACCTACTGCCTTAAAGAATAAAATCATAAAAGCAAAGAAAAAAAAGAAAGCCAAAGGATCTATGTATGGCTAAGCTTTGTGCTAAAGGTAAAGCCGCCGCTAAACGAAAGTTTAAAGTTTATCCAAGTGCTTATGCTAATATGTATGCTTCTGGTGTGTGTTCAGGTAGAATAAAACCAAAGTCTGCTAAGAAGAAAACCAAAAGGAAACGCAAATGAATGTAACTCCTGAGTTAATAGAAACAGTACACAACATATCTTGGTTTGATGGTATCTGTTATATTCTATTAGGTTTGGGAGCATACGCAATGTACAGATGGATTAGAAGAATATGAGCCTTCGTAAATGGATAGATGAAAAGTGGGTAGATATTGGTGCCCCTAAGAAGAAAGGTAAGTATCAACCTTGTGGTCGTAGCAAAGGATCGAAACGAAAATATCCAAAGTGTGTACCACTAGCTAAAGCAAGGAAGATGACTGCATCCCAAAAAAAATCTGCTGTTACCAGAAAGCGAGCAGTAAAACAAGGGGTGCGTGGTAAACCAACAAATGTAGCAACTTTTAAAAGGAGAAAGAAAAATGGGAAAAGGAGTTAAGCATTATTTTAGAGATGGCACAGTACACAAAGGTGCTATGCACAAAATGCCTAATGGTAAATTACATTCTGGTAAAACACATACCAAATCAAGTAAACCATTATTTCATATGAAAGACTTATCTATGACAGCAAAGAAGAAAGCAAAAGCCAATGCCTAAGACACCAGCATGGCAACGCAAAGAAGGTAAGAATCCAAAAGGAGGACTTAACGCAAAAGGTCGTGCCAGTTATAACAAAGGTCGAACCAAGACTGGTAAGAAGCGAAACCTAAAAGCACCATCAAAAAAAGTAGGGAATAAAAGGAGAGCAAGTTTTTGTGCAAGGATGAAAGGTATGAAGAAAAAATTAACTGGTGCAAAAAAACGCAACGATCCTAATTCAAGAATCAACAAATCATTAAGAGCATGGAACTGTTAATATGTTTATTAGAACACTATCATTTAAAGATTTATTACGACTCAGAAAAATAGTACGCAACACACATTTAAAATTTTACCCACAAGCAGACTTGTCCGATAAAGAGGTAGATAAATTTATCAATACTCTCGGTCCAGAGGTTGCAGGGAAAATGATCAAGTACGCAATCGACAACAATCAAGTATGAATTTTAGATACAAGCCAGATGGCGAAGTGCTTAAAGCATTTATGAAAGATAATAGTTTCTTTCGTGGTATTCGTGGACCAGTTGGTTCTGGTAAATCTGTAGCTTGTTGTATAGAAATATTTCGCAGAGCATTAGCACAAAAAAAATCTCCTGATGGTATACGAAGAAGTCGTGTTGCTGTTGTGCGAAATACCAATCCACAATTACGAACAACAACAATGAAGACCTGGTTAGATTGGTTTCCTGAAAAAGAATTTGGTAAGATGAATTGGTCGCCACCATACACACATAGAATCAAAATAGCAGACTTAGATTTGGAAGTAATCTTTTTAGCTTTGGATAGACCAGAGGATGTAAAAAAACTATTGTCTTTAGAACTTACCTTTTTATTTTTTAATGAAGCAAGAGAGATTGCAAAACCAATTATAGATGCTGGTACAATGCGTGTTGGTCGTTACCCTTCTATGAAAGATGGTGGACCAACTTGGTATGGTGTAATCGCAGATACTAACGCACCTGATGAAGATCATTGGTGGTCTGTTATGAGTGGAGAAGTACCACCGCCTGACCATCTGTCAAGAGAAGAAGTTATGATGTTAGTAAAACCTGACAACTGGAAATTTTTTATACAACCACAAGGTATGTTAGAAATTAAAAATACAAACAAAGAAGTAGAAAATTACAAAATAAATGACAAAGCAGAGAACATAAAAAATGTTCGAAGTGATTACTATACTTCTATTATTCGAGGAAAAACAAAAAGCTGGATTGATGTGTATGTAATGAATCGACTTGGTAGTATCGAAGATGGCAAACCAGTTTATAAAGATTTTTCACAAGAAGTTCATGTAGCAGATGAACCTATACCACCAGCACAGACACCGTACTATGTAGGTATAGACTTTGGTCTTACACCAGCTTGTGTATTTGCACAGCAGGTAAGAGGTCGTTGGTTAATCTTAGATGAGATAGTAGCAAGAGATATGGGTATGGTAAAGTTTGCAGAGATACTACGACAAACAATTACTACAAAATATAATAAAATTCCTATAGCAAAAATAATTGGCGATCCTGCAGGAGACTATAGGGCACAGACAGATGAGTCTACACCATTTCAAATATTACGAGGAGCAGGTATCAAAGCATACCCAGCACCATCTAATGATGTAAGCTTACGATTAGAAGCAGTAAACAATCCATTAAACAGAATGGTAGAAGGTAAGTCTGGTATATTAATTGATAAATCTTGCAAACATCTTATTAAAGGATTTGCTGGTGGTTACCAATACAAACGATTGCAAGTATCAGGAGAACGATACACAGATAAACCAGACAAAAATGATTAC